TGTAGTATAACAAAATTAAAACAAAAGTTCGTTCCTGCGAATGTGTTTATTTTCTTCTTCATTGTATTCCTGTTTTTTATTCCCTCTGCCATCGCTAACCTTATCATCGTACCCTCATTATCCAAACTACATCGTATGATGGTGGTAATGATGAAGATGAGCTTGTGCTTGGTTCTTCTCCCGAATAAGCGAAGCCAGTGCCTGAACCTATTACTGTTTGGACATCTGGTAGGGAATTATGAGAATGTGTTGCACTTCCACTAGTTGACCCGCTTGTTGAATTTCCGCGTAAGAATCTATTATCTCCATTCAAATCTGGGATAGTCTGCCCGTTCAATGGACTAAGAGCGTCTACTAAAACAGTCCCGTCACACTCAACCCATCCCTCTGCAAGATTAGGCACTCCCGATAACGTCTTTGCCCATGATACTATTCCACCAATAGGCACATCTCCAATACTACGGCTTTCCTTCTCAACTAACGTCGTCCCTGTTAATAACTGGTCTGCCATTAAACAATGAACCCCACTGTCTTCTGGTCTTTTAATAATCCTATACATTGAACAAACCTAGCCCAACATGTGTTCGCTATATTTTCGTTTGCCCTCTGTGAGCCGTAGCCGTCAGGGTTGTATAACGCCCCATAAAATCCGACGAAGTTAGATACTGTTTCCGATAATAAATATTTCTTCCCTGCGTCTAAAGCTGTGAAGGCAGCTGCGTCTTTAGCCAAAACTTCTCTACATAAAACATTTATAAAACTCTCACATTGTAAACATAACTCGTTAATTCTATCTTCATCAACATTCGTAGAGTCATAACCATTACCCATTTTAAAGATACATTCTGCTGACGTTGCGTAAATTCCCGTATGTGCCATTAAATTAACAGAAAGCCATAATATTTAATCCTTTGCTTTTTACCAACCACGCCGCTCTTATCAATCCTTCCGTGATATGAGAGTATTTTCCGAAGATTTTAACCCTTTTCGTTTCCTTATCTATTTCAAATTGGATAGACATTAAACTTCTAATTAATTCGTCGTCGCTGTTAAACTTCAATAAACCCTGCTCCATCATTATCTTAAGATTCCCATACATATCTTCCTTTAGGAGTTTCTTTTCCCTACCATCCATATTAATCGCTCTTGAGGCGTTGTTCAAACCTATCGTTTTTCTTTTCAATGAGTTGTGAGTTAATAAGTAGTCTAGGATTGGTGTCCCCAAACCTCCGTCATCCACTCCTATTTCTTTGTAATTGTGTTCTTCGTTTAACCGAATAATTGTATTGACTGTCTCCCAAGCTCTCACTCTTTCGGTTGTTTCAAATCCCTTAACGAAACTTCTCTTTCCTGCATTCTCCAGAGTAACGAAGGCGTTTTGGTCTCCTCCGTAGCCTGCAAAATCCACACCTAAGAAGTTTCTCCCATTGACTATATGGTTTGTTTTAACCATACAACTGTCGATTAGTTCCTTAGTAAAGAAGGCCTGTAGGGCATCTAGGAATATTGCCTCATATTCCTGCGCATATTGGAGTTTTGTTAAAGCCTTTTTCTGTTGGTCGAGAAATTCCTTTGTTATACGAGGACAGTCTGCGCTTATTATGTGGATTTCGTAGAAGTTTTCTTTGTCTTGGCAACAATCGTAGAAAAAACCCACGTTTCCCCTAGGGGTTGAGAGTAGGTCAATCGTCCCACCCGTAGTCGCCAACATTGGTTGAACCGCGACAAATACTGCCTCTGGGATGTAGTGCGCCTCATCGGCAACCAACTTATCCACGGTAAACCCTCTGAGTCCATAACCCGTCTGTCCGGCAGGTTCTGCCCTAATGACTGACCCGTTTTTGAGTTCGATTTTATGAAAGGTAGGTCTCCCTTTAATTTGATTCTTGGCAAGCCCAATAATTTGAGATTTAACCTTTTCAAGTAACTCAATGCTTTGTCTATCGACTGATGCGATGATGAGTGTAGATGTTTTAGGATTGAGTAGGGCAAAAAGGGCAACTCGGAGACTTTCAGCGTATGATTTACCACTTTGTCTACCTGCTCGAACCACAGTATTTCCTTCATGTCTGATATATTCTTTTTGCCAGTCATCTAATTTAATCCCCAGAAGTTTCTCTGCATAGGCTACCACATCCTCTACATTCCACAAATTCTCCCCCTTTTCTCCAATGCTCGTAGATTTTGTTGATTTCATTAATTGCTTTGGTGAAATTGTCGTAGAGTGTTTGTCTGGCTTGGTTTTCATTGCTTTCCATTAAATCTATTTTCTGCGTATTTTAATTTTTCCTCGTAAGGAACGTCAGACATCATCATAGCAGCAAATGGATATTTCTTAGTCCATGCTTCCATTTCTCTTTTATATTTTTCTCTTTGGACATCAGTTGCCTTATCCCAATCAGAATTTCTTTTCTCTTGTGTTTCTCCGATTGCGCTTATCATACTTTCCAAATCTTCTTATTTTTTAATTTTATTTTCTCTGCGTCAATTAAGGTTTGTAAGTAATTATCAACTGTCTTTATGGAAATTCCGTAGTCTAAAGAAAATATTGCTGCGACTTTTTTCTTTAAAATTTTCTTCCTAGGTATACTTTCTAGTAATGTTCTTATCCTCTGCATTCTTTGAATTTCTTTTTCCATATTCTATTAAGAAAAACATACTTTATAAATGTTGCGTTATAGAGATAATATATATACCCTTAGAAATCATGCCCCTTCCCCTTTTCGCTCAGCGACGCTAAAAGCCCCTTTTTTAACATACCCCCAGCTAAGCGTGAGCTTACTTTGGTTAAACCTAAAGGCAAAAACAAGCCTTTTTAGTAAATAGATACTTCTTCATAATCTGAGGAGGTATATATATACTCACACCATTTTCTTGTCCATCATAAAAGGGAGAAGAGAATGAATAAGGGGTTTCAATCACGACATAGGTCATGGGTTATGTATACAGCCTCATTCCTTAAGTTCTTTAGACTCTTCTTTATTATGTAACTTTTCCTCAACACATTCTTTACAGATATCGATTCCTCTCGCTCCACATTGGCATCTCATCCCCTCTATAAAAACAATTTCTTAATAAACATTCCGTTCGTTTTGTAATGTGCGAACGGATTTATTTTAATTATTTTCTCTTGAGTCCTACATACAAAAAAACAAACAAAAACCCAACAATCGCATTAATAGATAGTAAGCTGGCGAGCAGAGGCGAGCCAGCGGGGCTCGAGCGCAGCGATGAGCCGGGTGGGAGTCCGGGAGGGCTTTAGGGGGCAGTTAGGGCTAGCTCATAACGCTAGCTCTTATATGCTAGCTAGCTCTTGCGAGCTTGGGCTGGGCTTAGGGGGCTAGCTCGCTTGTTGTATTAAGCTTTAGGGGGGCTTTATGGGCTTTAGGGGGCGTTGGCTTAATACGACTATTCCCCCAGATAGCAAAGATAGCCCCATAGAGCTATCCTAAGAACAGTTACTGCTGTAACTGAGGTAAGCGAGCTTAATAAGCTTATCGTTTGCTATAGGCTCTCATAGCATAAAAAAAAGAGGACAGGCGCACAACGCCCATCCCCATTAACAACTTCACAATAGACCAAAGTATTAACACTCTTCAATCTCTTCTGATAAAACCACATCAACTTCTGCCAAAAAAGCAATTCGTTCTGCCAATTCATCTCTATTCATCTCTCATTCAAGCCATCTGCAATCTCTTGCCAATCAACTTCGCTAACGAACGATAACGCCCAGCCTTTAACTGTTTCATTACCTTCAGAATCATTGATAAAGTTCTCTACTTCATCCTTAACAAATCCATAATCAACATCATCTTCATAATCATGTCCATCAAAGAACTCTAAATTAATCTTCCAAGTCTCATAGTTTGTCCAACCATTATACTTTTTATTTTCAACCATCTTGATACCTCCATATCATTTAGTTATAGAGAGTTTCCTCTCTGCAAGAGAAGAGGAAACGACCATCATCTAAGCAGGTGGCGGAGTGGCGATTTAGCTTTTATGCTTTTGGATTTGCTCG